CCCATACAAAGGAGATTCTATGTCACTACTAGATAAGATTAAAAAGAATTCTACAATCAAGGATACTGCTATCCTTTCTGAGTCTAAGTTCTTCAATAAGAAGGATATGATTCCAACACCAATCCCAGCACTTAACATTGCCCTCTCGGGTCGACTTGATGGAGGTCTTACTCCTGGTCTGACTATGTGGGCTGGTCCCTCGAAGCACTTTAAGACTGCGTTTAGCCTTATGATGGCTCGTTCGTACCTGGATAAGTATCCAGAAGCAGTCATGCTGTTCTATGACTCCGAATTCGGTACCCCTCAGTCGTACTTTGAATCATTCGGTATCGATATGACACGTGTTATCCATACTCCTATCACTGACGTTGAACAGCTGAAGTTTGATGCTATGCAGCAGCTCAATGCATTGGAGCGTGGCGAGCGTCTGATTGTTGTCATCGATTCGATTGGTAACCTGGCTTCGAAGAAGGAAGTAGAAGATACTCTCGATGGTAAGTCCGTCGCAGATATGTCGCGTGCTAAGCAGCTTAAGTCGTTCTTCCGCATGGTAACGCCCCATCTTACCCTCAAAGATATTCCGATGGTTGTTGTTAACCATACGTATAAGACTCTCGAGCTGTACTCGAAGGATGTTGTTGGCGGTGGTACAGGCTCGTACTACTCTGCAGATAATATCTTTATCCTGGGTCGTCAGCAAGAAAAGGACGGTAAGGAGACTGTAGGCTATAACTTTATCATCAACGTCGAGAAGTCTCGTTACGTTAAAGAGAAGTCGAAGATTCCTATTGAAGTTACTTACGAAGGTGGTATCAGTAAGTGGTCTGGTCTGCTGGATATTGCTATGATCACCGGTCACGTTATTAAGCCTTCTAACGGCTGGTACTCACGTGTCGATATGGAGACGGGCGAGATCGAAGATAAGAAGCATCGCTATGATGCAACGCAGTCTAAGGACTTCTGGATGCCAATTCTTACTTCGAAGACATTTCAGGCTGCAGTAGAGAAGCTCTATACTGTATCCCATGGAGCGATCATCAAGGAAGAAGATGATGTCTCAGAAGTACTTGCAGCAATCGAAGGTGATGAATGAATCTAGAGCGAGCAATATTCAACAATCTACTAAACAATGAAACTTACGCTCGCAAAACGATTCCATTTCTTAAGCCGGAATATTTTCATAGCCGTAACGATAAAGTTGTTTTCGAGCTAATTAACTCCTATGTAATGGAGTATAATGCCTTCCCTACGAAGGAGGCGCTGCTTGTTGATCTGAATAACCGAGATAATATCTCTGAAGATCAGTTCAAAGAGTGTAAGGAAATTGTCGAAGAGATTCCTAATCAGCCTGATCAATTGTCCAATGTAGATTGGTTGGTTGATCAGACTGAGAAGTTTTGTCAAGACAAAGCCATCTACAATGCGATCATGCAGTCTATCCAGGTAATGGATGACAAGACTGGTAAGCTGTCTAAGGGTTCTATCCCTCAGCTCTTATCTGATGCTTTGGCTGTCTCCTTCGATACTTCTATCGGTCACGACTTCATCGAAGATGCTGAGTCGCGATTCGAGTTCTATCATCGTAAGGAAGAACGTCTTCCATTCGATATCGACTATCTGAATAAGATTACCCGCGGTGGTCTTCCTCGTAAGACTCTCAACATTCTTCTAGCTGGTACTGGCGTCGGTAAGACGCTAGCGATGTGTCACTTTGCTGCATCGTATATGGCTGCTGGTAAGAATGTTCTGTACATTACGATGGAAATGGCAGAAGAGAAGATCGCTGAACGTATCGATGCGAACCTTCTTAATGTACCTCTCGATGAGCTGAGCGTACTGCCGAAGGAATCATACGATAAGAAGATGACGCGTCTGAAAGAAAAGACTGTTGGTCGTCTTATCGTCAAGGAGTATCCTACCTCAACCGCAGGTGCAGCTAACTTCCGACATCTGCTCAATGAGCTAAAGATCAAGAAGAACTTTACACCTGACGTCATCTTTATTGACTATCTCAATATCTGTATGTCGTCACGTCTAAAGCAGGGTGCGAACGTTAACTCGTATACCTACATCAAGGCTATTGCTGAAGAGCTTCGTGGTCTGGCTGTAGAGTTTAACGTACCTGTTATCTCTGCTACTCAGACCACTCGTTCAGGTTTCGATTCATCTGACGTTGGACTGACTGATACCTCTGAATCGTTCGGACTACCTGCTACGGCTGACTTTATGATTGCTCTGATTGCTACTGATGAGCTTAAGGCTCTGAATCAGATTATGGTTAAGCAGCTGAAGAATCGTTACAGTGATCCTGAGATGTATAAGCGCTTTGTTGTTGGTGTTGATAGACCAAGAATGCGCTTGTATGACGCTGAGCAATCAGCTCAAGATGATATCGTAGATGATAGTCCTGTCTATGATAAGACGCCTTCAGGTAAGCAATTTGACAAAGAAAAATTTAGTGGATTTAAATGATGAAAAGAGTTGCACTCTTTCTATAAAGTGAGTATAGTAAGAATATGTTACATACGACTGAACTTGGGTGGACCGAATACTGCGTCCCAGGCTTTAAGCACCTTTCCAATCACCATATAACCGAAGATGGGTTAATTGGTAAGCGGGTAACACCCGAGACAGCAACGCATGCTATTGTGGTTGAGGTCGAGAGAGTTGATGAACTAGAGTTGAAAATTACGTCTGTTGAAACGAGGGTATTGTAATGTTCGAAGTGATGAATCGTTCTGAAGAAGCTTGGGGTCCGCTCGCTAAGTGCGATGATAAGACCTTTACGAAGCTTATTAATCAACTTGATGCTAAGACCAAGATCAAGGACCATCTCAAGAAGCAGAAGAAGCTCAAGACGTATAAGGTCTCATTTACCAAGCAATGGCATTCGGATCAGTTTGAAGTTCAGGCTGAGAGCGATTGGGATGTTAGTTCTGTCGCTGCTCAGTACTTCAGAGAAAATGAAGATAAGATCGGGTTCAAGGAACAGCCGCGTAGTAAGTGGGCTGGGGAATACAAGGGCTACGATACTATCAGCTATGTGAAGGTGCGCGCATGAAAGTTGGCATAACCTTTTCAACCTTTGACTTGCTGCATGCCGGTCATATTATGATGCTCGAAGAAGCCAAAACGCAATGCGACTGGCTCGTTATTGCTCTGCAGTCTGATCCTACTGTGGATAGACCCGAGAAGAATAAACCTATTCAGACGATGTACGAACGATATATTCAGCTCAAGGGCTGTAAGTATGTCGACGAGATCGTTCCTTATACGACCGAAGAGGAAGTCCGACTCATTCTTGAGTCACGCCACTTTGATGTCAGAATTATCGGTGAAGACTATAAGAATAAGGACTTCACGGGTAAGGATATATGCGATGAACGTGGTATTCGCGTATATTATAACTCCAGACAGCACCACCTGTCATCTTCTGAACTTCGTAAAAGGATCAAGGACAAATGATGAATTATAAGAGCATCCGTAGTGATAAGGTCAATCTGTTTGATGTGCATGAATCACATACCAACCAGATTATTCTTTCAGGTCTTACAAGCGAAGCAGCTAAGAAAGCGACCCGTCAGCTTAATATGGGTGGTGGTTTCGACGGGTGGACACCTTCGTTCTTTCTAGCTCAGATTCCATTACCTAATTTTACAGGGAGTGATGCATAATGCCATGGCTTCTGCTAACTGTCGTTGTTATCATTGCAGTTACGGCTTATATGATCCTCACAGCTCCTGAAGGTTATGAGGATGAAGATGGCTTTCATTATGGACGACCTGACGAGCACGATAAGGACTTTTTTTAAAAATAACAGTTGCATTATTTCCTTTTCTATGCTATAGTAAGATATAAGATGAAGAGAAGGAAGATGGAAATGGAAGTTACTGTTAACATGAGCGGTGGTGCTTTCACCCATGAGACTGGTTGGCCCTGGACAGCCGGTCTCTCTCCTTTCCGTCATAAGGAAGAATTTAACCTTCGCCATGAGAATGGTCGCTGGTACTTCGATATGAGGGGCAAGTCGTATTCTGCTAAGCAGGTTTCTCCTCATCTCAAGGATGTTCAAACCATCCGGACATATTAACAGTTGCCTTTTTATCAAAAAGAGGCTATTGTAAGATATAAGATGAAGAGAAGGAAGATGGAAATGGAAGTTCTCGTTGGTGATCGTGTTCGTTGGCAGTCGTGCGAAGGTACGAAGCGTGGCGAAGTTCGTCAGATTTTTAGCGCTTTGGATTCGTATGGTGATAATATCAACTTCTACCATATCGAATACAGCGATGGTTTCAACGGTACGTCGATGGCGATGATCTCGGAAGATCGTCTTCATGAGATCGAATTCAAGGTTACGTTCCGTGACGTTGAAATTCAGATCGCTCGTGGTGAAAAGGTTGTAGCATAATGGCTAGTCATACTGTACAGTACTTCGGCATGGACACAGTTGAACGAGCAATCGCGGCTTATTTTATGAAGCACGGTGTTACGGAAGAGGTCCGTGACTATCTCATGAAGTTGGAAATTGAAGACGGTGATGCATTTTTCGAAATGGTATCTAATTTTATTGAAAAGAATAAGGATTAAATATGTTGATTACTACCCCTATGGCTCTGAATGATGTTGTAACCGTTAAGATGGTTGGCGGTGACGAAGTCATCGGCAAACTAACTGATGAGCGCACAGATACATATATCGAGCTTTCGAAACCACTGATGGTTATGATGGCACAGCAAGGCTTTGGTCTTGTACCGTACGTTCTGACCGCAGGCCCTGATGCTACTATCCAGCTCGATCGCAAGCATGTTATCTCTCTCGTCAAGAGCTATGATCAGGTAGCTAAGCAGTATATCAAACAAACTACTGGCCTTATTACCTAAAAGAGTATATACATTAA